CATCTGACCATGACCGGCGTCTATGCCGGCACACCCATCTGCGGCTCCGCCCGTGAGCCGCACGACGAAGGCGTCCACATGATCTACGCGCCACTGGACAACCCCGAGTGGCGAGCCAAGGTCTGCCCCGAGTGCCTCAAGGCGTACGTGGACAGCTTCGAGCCCGAAGAACTCGCCGGCCTGCCGGACGACCATTGGGTCAAACAGGCGGCAATGAAACCTTCCGATGACCAACCTGGGCTTTTCTGATGCTGTTCGCCATCTGCTGCTGCGTGGCGTATGGCGTTCTGTTCGGAAGCTCGAAGTAGCCAACGCAGACGCTTGCACGTCCAACTGGCGCTGGTGAGAATTAAGTCACCAGCAACGAAACAAAGGAGAACGCTGTGTCCTATAACTTCACTCTCAAGACCCATGTGGGCAAGTTCGAAGTCCAAATCGACCCGGTGGCCAGGTATGGCTACTTCGAGCACGAGGAGCTCGGCGACGAATATGGCGGTGGCCTGTGGTTCGACACCGACAAGGAGCTTCTGGACTACGACGGCGTGTACGACCTGCCCAAGAGCGTGAAGACCGCCATCGCAAACCTCGGATACAGCACAGCCGACATGGAGGCCGAATGCGCCTCCTTCTGATTCACGGCGACATGGTCGCCATCTACGAGAAGAGGGAGCGACTGGCGGTTTTCGCCGGTGCCTCTCAACTCGATAACTCGTCCGCCGAGCAGCTTCGCTTGGCGTCTCGCAAATCCATTATGGAAACCCCTATAGGAGAGAACAATGGCAACCAAGAAACGCCACCATCTGCGGCTTGAACTCCACGAGTCGATCAGCGGAACGTACGAAGACCCGCTGTCCTTCGATGCCGTCTCGGAGCTTCAGGACTACCTGGAGAACGAGTTCAACAATCACGGCATCCGCGTCCACATGCAGATCGTGGAGGACATGGAAAATGATTGAGCACGCCTTTGCCAAGTGTCTGAAGACGTTCCTGCGTCACGCACACGGCCAGGTGGAGTATTTCCTGCCCTACGAGGGCAACCTGACCGCCAACAAGATCAAGCTCCTGACCGAGCGCATGACGGACAAGGTGGCCGACATGTACGTGCCACACATGACGAAGGCGCAGGTCAAGGCCGCAATCCACTCGCGCCTCTCAAGCGAATGGCTCACGGGTCGGGAGAAGGACGTGACGTTCGAGAAGGACGAGCATGGCACGTACACGATCAAAGGAGAGAACTGGTTCTTCATGGGCTGGAAAGCGGAAGACTTCTGCATCGTTGAATGACGCCAACCTCACCGCTTGCTTGTCCTAAGTCAGCGGTGAACAATAAAACCATGTTCAACGACACCACAGGAGTTTCTGATGGATGCAACCAAGCGTGATGAATACCTGCGAGGCATCGCAGCGTCCGCCCCCGAGGTACAGGTCGATTGGCAGCGTGCTCGCCAGGCCATTCTGACCACCGCCTTCGAGCAAATCTGCAATCAGCAGGACTGGCGTGCGCCGATCAACGCCGTCGTCACTGTCCACGAGTACGACCCCATCGCCTTGAGCGTGTACGTGGAGGCGGTCAAGTACCACACCGGCACCGAGCCCAACACGTACGTCGTGGACGGCTTCAACGCCGAGACACGCATCGCCAAGTACCGAATCGTCAGCGAAGGCTACCGGCTCGGGCCGGCAGGAGCCTGACATGAGTACAAGCAACGTCCGCAAAGTGACCAACCGGATCACTCAGATGATGGACGAGGGTCTTCTCGACCCCCGCGCCGTCGCCGATGCCTGTCTTTGCGCGATGAGCGAGGACGACGTGGCTCTCATGGCGCACAACGAGGAACTGTTTTTAGGAGAGGACGACGATGAAACGGAAGAAGACGCTGACGAGGAGTGAGCGCGAGGCGCTGGAGTCGTTCCAGGCCCTGCAGCGCAAGTGGGACACGATGCCCAAGTTTGCACGGACGCCGATCGTGGCCAAGCCCTCGAGCGCCATCCCAGCCCTCACCACGCCGCCAGGCCGCAGCACGGGCAGGGAGCACAAGTCCCTGGACACCGGACACAACGGCGGCACCAAGCCGATTCACAGCCTGCGCTACACCGGCACCAAGCTGCTCGGCATCGGCGTGATGCACAAGTCCAACTCTGTACCTGTGTTCAAGGGCGAGGACGCCATCGACATTGCACGAATGAGGAGAGGCTGATGAACGGCTACGCAGACGCCATCAACGCCGCGATCGAACAGGACCGCGAGCAACTTCGGGACTACGGACGACTGATGGCGCAGGCCCTCATTCCGCTGGCCGAACTCGAACCGATGCCCTTCGCGGATCGCCAACTGGTGCGCGAAGGCTACGCCCAACAACTTGCCGACTACCCCAATGGATAAGGAGAATCACATGAAGGACGAACCAACACACGCGGAAAAGCTCGCCACCTTGCGAGGTGAGGAGACGGGCTGGGGCTATTGGATCAGCGCACCGCCCGTGCCAACGAACCTCTGGTCGGACGAGGACTGGATTCGATTCATTGGCACCCGCTGGTATCGCAAGGCCTCGATCAAGTCACAGGATCAGTCATGAACGACTCGGAGCTACTGGCTCGCATCAAGGAGCTGGGCGCGTATCGCGATGTGAGGCTGCTGCAGGACGGCGCCATCATCGCCATCGGCGACCTGATGTTCACCCGAGCCATCTACATGGACGTGGACCTGAACGGCTGGGGCAGGCGCTTCTGCTTCGAGGACCGAGCCCTCGCCGACACCGAGTTCCAACGCCTCGAGAACGACGACCAGGAGCCAACGGGCTGGATCGCCAGGCGCTAGGGCACTTCAATGGCGAGATTCTCGGAATGCTACAAAGTCCAATGTGGGTTTTGCACAATAAATCATCGCACAAACAATCAAAGGAGAACGCGATGATCTCAACGGAACGCAAAGCCCAACTCACAGACTTTGGCTTCTACGTCGAAGACATGGGCAAGGAGTACGGCCCTGACTTCGCCGGTCAGTACCGATGGATGCACCACCACACCATCGACTTCCAAGACGGTGAGCCGTCCTGCAGCGAAGATGACGCCTGGAAAGACGCCGATCGCTTCGAGCGGAACATCACGAGCTCCTGGGGTACGAAATGACGCCCAAAGCTCAAGCCCATCTGGCAATGGAAGCACTCGACGAGGCCTGCAACTTCATTCAGGACAGGCTCGGCGTCGAAACGGGTGACGCTGCGGCCATCTTCTTCTCAGGCACCACTTCCGAGCAGGTTCTTCGCGCCTTCGTCGAATACATCGGCCTGGAGCTGTCTCTGAAGGAGCCTTCATGAAGATCAGTCGCCGCCTACGTGAGCAGTTCCGCTTCTACGAGCGAAAGGGCTTCAGGGCGATTTCCATCGAGCCCAGCGGCCACCACGTCAAGGTCATGTTCGAAGGCGTGCCCAGGCCGTTCTACCTGACCGCGAACGCCACCGATCCCCGGTCCTACCTGAACAACGTGGCCGACCTGAAGAAGTTCGCCAATTCAAACAAGGAACGCAAGCGATGAAGTCCGTCGATTTGCGTCCAAACGATTAACTCACCACTGACAAAGGAAAGCCAAATGCCTAAGATCATCAACGGAATCAAGTGCCGAACTCGCGAAGAAAGCCTGCGACACATCATGCGCCAGGCCAAAGCTAACAAGATCGGTCCCGAGCCGACCGATGCCACCCGATTCGACAACTGCCTGTACGAGTACGAGTCAGGCAACAACTGCGCCGTCGGCTGCCTGTTCAGCAAGGCGCAAATCAAGGACTTGAAGAAGCGCAGTCTCAATGGGATGTCCATCAAGTACATCACGGACATCGTCGGTCAGGCCAACATCGAAACCGTCACCGGCATGAGCAAGAAGGAGCTCGGTCAGCTCCAAGAACTGCACGACCGAACGTTGGAGAAGTTCGACGTGAGAACGGCCAGAGAGCGCCTGATCGAGCACTGCCAAAGAGAGCTGCAGGAGCTCGAAAGCCTGAAGGCCAAGGTATAAGAAACCCACACGAAATGGCAGGAAACTGCCTTTCGAATCGCAACCTCGAGGCCATGGAACGTAAGTTGTTGATTTTAAAGGCTTTTTCGACCAATCCACCTTCCTATAAGACTACTGCTTAAAAAATAAGCAACCTATAAGGTCAAACCAGGAACCCACCAACCGAAGAACCAACGAACCGAAACGACCTTGGCCTGACCTCAGAACGACCACCAGAAGCGATCCAAACGACCAGACCGACCACCGACCGCACCAACACCGGAAAACGTCTCAAAACGCGTTTTAAGACCTCGACCCCAAGAACCGCCCTTCCCGCAACAAGGAACAAGAACAACCTTCAGGAACTACTACATACAGATATAGAAGGGCGACAAATTCCCCAACAAGTTCCCGCATACGGCAACAGGTCCGAAAAGAACGACAACGGCATCGACAACAACGAACACGGACAACGACACGGAGAAGGAGAAGAATGATTGGAAGAAGAACAACACGGACACGAAGAACAAAGAGGAAGAGCGGAAAGAGGCGAAGCGGGAGAGAGTGGAAGAACCCAAAAAAGGAGTGAAAGAAGAAAGGTAGGGGAGGGCGGAAGAACAAAGCCGAAAACCTTAAGAGAAGGGCGGATGTAGTCCCTGCATCGTTTCATCCATCTTTTGGCCAAAACCTTACAGGAAAAACTTCGGCGCGAAATGCCACACGCCAGGCCAATCTCCAATGCTGACAACAACTTAGCTCCATGGAGTCATCGGCGTTCAGGTACGGCGACAGGGTCGTACGTAGAGCCATGGAGTCGTTTTGCTGTACCGATGAAGGTTCGCAGGCCACGGAAAGCACCGGCCATGGAGCGTTCTCAGGCCACCGGCCATGGCTCTTCCTATAAGACTCCATGGAGCTTCCTATAAGGTTTCAAGGCCGTTTTTGGGCCTTTCTATAAGGTTGGAGCCTCCTACGTATAAGTTTCCCTATAAGAGTCCCTATAAGGTTCCATGGGCGCTGTGTAAGGTTTGGCTCAACCATGCGGTTTGCGCCCTATAAGGTCTCCTATAAGGTCTCCTATAAGAACGCTGAAAGTCCGTCTTCGGTCTGGTGTAATGAATCATCGCAACACACAAAAAAGGACCGCGATGAACATCCTAGACAACTGCTCGCTGACGGACGATGAAGCTGACCTCGCTGCCAAGATCATCGACCTGTTCGGAGACGGTGAGCATCCAGCACCGACCGAGCAGTCCATCTACTTCTTCACGCCCAACTACACGATCGAGTGCTTGGACGAAGCGATTCGCATCGGTTCTCCGAGCAAGTACATGGAACAGATCGTCGCGCTGAAAGCGAAGCTGGAACAACACCAAGCTGCCTTCGTGTGAGCCAATGAACCGAGTTGCCAACCAGCTCGGTTCCGTTCACAGGTACGGGGCCATGGCAGTCAAACGCTCCATGGGCTTTTTTTTGCGTCGAAGCAGCCCTCGAGCTCCATGGGTGTGTCCATGGACTCATCGGAGTTGGGGTACGGCTGGGCCGAAGTAGGGCTGCCGGTCGGACGAATTTCAGGTACGGCAGGACTGAAGTTGGAGTACGGCTTGGCTGAAGTACGCACACCAGTAGGACGCGGGGCACGCCCGCGCCCGCCGGGTGTCCATGGACGCCGCGCCAACGCGGATGAGGATCGTCCGCGTCCAGGAAGCCGGATGAGGATCATCCGCATCCACGCCGAATTGCGGATCATCCGCGTTTGGGTCTCCTATAAGACATAAGACCAGTCTCCTATAAGACAGGAGATGGGTCTCCTATAAGACATAAGACAGGAGACTCCATGGAGCGCTCTCCTAGGAGACCCGTTTACATACACCAGTTCCATGGAAAATGCTAATTGGGAATTCCAATCGTGTCCATTGAAAAATCCAATGGAGGTTTCCATACAAACTATGGTTTTTCATCAAAACCAGCGTTATAATTCTTTCACTGCAGCGATTTTGCTACAGTACAACAAACCAACTTTATAGAGGTTCAACATGAGCAAAGCAAACAAGACCACCAGCAAAACCACCACCACCACCACCAGCGCGCAAGACCTGCAAAACGCAATTATCGAAGCATTCAAAATTCGAATTGATAATGCAGAAAATGACAATCAGCGCGATTATTTGACAAAAGAAAAACGCTTTTTCGAAGATAAAAACGCTGAAATCATTATCGAAAAATCAATGCAATATATTGATTTTGCGCGTTTTGCAAATCAGATTAAAATCACTGAAAAGAAAAATCGCGATTATCTCGCGCAGTATGTTATTAATAAAATTCGTCGTTTTGCATATGGTATTGCAAACAATACAAAATCGTTTATTGATGGTTATTCAAATTCGATTTTGTTTAATTTGTCTGAACTGCAAAATATGACGATGAAATCGCGTTTAGTTTCGCTTTCAAAATCTGCGGTATATCTTGAGACAGAAAAGATTCAAGAAATTAAGCGTAAAATTAATGTTTCGCTGAATACCGCAGACACACAAGCGAGCAGCAGCAAACAAGCATTTATCTTCTTGAATATTACAAACGGTCAAAAAGGTAAACGCGATGATGATATTGAATTCAAAGATAATGATACCGCGAATTTTGTAAAAGCGTGGTTCGTGCAATAATAAATAAATAATGAGATAATGCGATATTAGATTATCGCATTATCTCAAAATCAAATCACCACATAATGAGGTAAAAGAAAATGAGCGATAAAACATTTATGAATTGTTTATATATTATTGGTTTAATTGGTTTTATTATTATCTGGTTAACTAGATAATATAATACCGATTATTACGGAAGTCCTAGAAAAATTTTGGGACTATGGGAGCGCTCCCTTCCTCATTCCAGACCTCAAACTGACCTTCCTTATACCAGGGGCCGGCCTGGCAGGTCCAATCCTTATACATCCAAGCGGGGAGGGGATTCGCCATTCGCGAATACCGAACGGGAAAGTGGGAACTGGAGAATGGGGACGTGGGCCTGGAATTTCCCGATTGGGATGTGATGAATCCTTATACAGCCGCGAAGTGAGGTCGCAGCTTCTCCGCGAACAGAACGCGAACCCCGGCGGCTGTCGCCGCCGAGGTCATGTCGCGTGTACCTGCACCGCCTTCGAACGCGATGACCAGCTCTGGCTTGCCGTACTCGAGCATCAGACGATTCCTGACCGGACCCGCTCGGCTTCCGTGCTTCTTCCAGTCTGCAGGCACTCCGTAAGCGGTGCAACCGTCTTTCTGAGACGCCCATTGCTCTGCGAACGTGTCTGCACCTGACGCACAACCGTGGATGACCAGCGTGATCGCTTTCTTCGCGTGAATCGCTTCGAGCACGAAGGTGACGAAGGTCGAGTCGGTGTAGTCCCGACCGCCACAGACCAGAACCCTCACAGCATGTTCTCGCTGGCGACAATCCAGACGGCTCGACCTCCGGTGAGCTCGAAGTCTTCGGTCTTCAGACGGATGTACGCCTGGCCCACCTGACCGGCGTTCTGCACGTAGCCCTGAATGCCCCAGGATCGAACCTCCGTGACGACCACCATGCAGGCGCCGAATGTGTCCTTCTCAGGGTTCACCTGAACGATGTCGCCCACTTGGACCTTGTGATATGCGGGAATGGCGTCAGTCATGACTTAGCCTCCAGAAGATGAAACGTCAGTGTCTCGTGGTTGTCGAAAGGTTGGATGAGGACGCTTCTCAATGCGTACCGTGCGTCGAGGCGGCTGGCGAACCACTTCGAGAGCTGGCGATTGTCGTCCTGCAGCAGTCCAGGTGGCCAGCCCGTCTTTCCGCCCTTGATTCGGGCTTCGACGGTGCCGTCTCGAGCGTCGTG